GACTTTGATTTGGTTAAGGGGTGCGATGTCGGTGATCTTACTAACATCAACGATCTCAATCAGACCCCAATCAGCAAGCAGTTGAACAATACGATTACGACGTTGAACATCGTTCACAGTAAGATTTGCTCTCTTACCATCAAGGGCAAACAGTTCTTTAAAGTGGACAAGATAATACTTGCCTTGCTTATGCAGAATATGACAAGACTGGTAGAGTTTCTTCTCTTTGCGAGAAGCAACACCAATGCGGGTCAGTGTCTCACGAACCTTAAGAAAATCATCAGGTTCCGACAGGAGTACTTCGACCATTTGATCGGGTGCCCATTTCACTTCAGGTTCTTGAACGACGCTCATTTCATTCCTCCAGTATCAAGCTTAGACTTGATGTATTCAAGTTGTTCTTTGTTTAGAATTTTAAGTGCTTGCTGTGCTTTCTCATTACTATAACCATAATAAGATTTAACAGCATCAAGATCTTTCACTTTCTCCTTGCGAAGCCAGGGAGAGAATCTTTTCTTTTTACGCAAACTATTTAGCAAAAAGTCATACTGGAGTTTAAGATCTAATGAATGATTCTTGTTCATCTCATTAGCAAACATCAAAGAGTCAATCGTACCTGACAGACACTTGTTCACGATGAAGGCAGGATACTTCTCTGTCGGATCCTCGTCCAAGATATTCTGTTTGGTTTCGTTGATCGATTTCAGCCAGTCTTTTAGGTCCATTCCAGTGCCTGATTACTCCTGCAATAATGAAACAATTAGTGATGAGATAAGTAAGAAATATAATAGTCCGTACACTAGCAACGACATCTGATTCTTTGTCATCTTTACTTGCCTTTTCTCCGATTGCCTTTGCCCACCATCTCCAGATGGTTTTTCTCTTGCTCATACAAAGAAGTCTTCTAGATTATTTTCGATAGAATAGTTGGTCACTAGAAGTTCTTTCTTGACGTTATCTTTGGTTCCTTTGTCACCACGGTGGACCATAGAGTAACGGAGATCGAACTCACGCAACTTGTAATCCTTATATAGTTCTACAAGTCGTTCATTGACATTGTAGGTAATCATGAACTTGTTCTTGATCTTGTAGACTTCTTCTGCGAACCGTTCGTGGTCAAATGACTTGTGCATCTCACGGTTCTTTCCATACAGAAAGTCTTTGATATCGTAGGGGGGATCCAAGAAGATGAAGGTGTCATCATCCTCACCACCAAGAAGATTGGAGTAATCGATGTTGGTGATCTTCCAGTTCTTAATGAGGTTGGAGAACTTCTTCAGTTTCTCGGCACCCACAAGAGAGAAGTTAGAACGAGAAGCAGTCACAGAGAAAGTACTATTCTGAGTGAGACCAGAGTAGGAGCACTTGTTCATGATAAAGAAGCTGACTGCCTGATCTACACCAGTCTGACTATCAATAGACTCAGCACACTCGGTAAAGAGTTTCTTGTGTGCGTCATCGTCGTTAGCAATGCTCTCCTTGATCTTGTAGATGGTTTCAGACATTTCCTCACCATTGTCCCTCAACTGCACCCAGAAGTTATACAGGGGCACGTAGAGGTCATTGATCCACACATCAGCACTGGGGTATGCCTGAGCAACGTAGATTGCCATTGAACCACCACCAATAAAGGGTTCACGATAATGCTTCAGGTCAGAAGGCAACCACGGAGCAAGAGTAGTGATTGCCTTCGACTTTCCACCAGGATAACGAAGGGGTGTTTTCAATGGGTGTTTTGTCATTTAATTACGAAAAGGAATTTCTTCAACAACGAAAGCTCCTCTCATCACAATACATTCTTCATCAGAAGTATAGAATGGAAAACTCTGAAGGAGAATACTAGAGGGATACAACAGCATAACACCTTCATCTGCTTTAGTAAAGGTAAAGTTTCTGGTTGACATCTTACCAAGAGGATTGGTATAGATCATCTGTGTTTTAGCAGCAGATGGGTTATGACAGTCCTTATATCTGGGATGATCCATTTCCTCATCCATATCATATGGAATATTGATCCAAATGGCAAAAGCCATATCACCACCTGGGACTGAAGATGCTGGTAAAAAATCACCCTTCTTTCTATATTCTACCCAAGACTCTAGAATTTTCCACCGATGATTTGGTGGCAGTTGATTGAGAAGATTTTTCAGACATTTGAGTCCGATGTTCCCAACAACATCTTCCATGAAGGAAGTAGCACCATAAACTTCTTCAACGTTAGCAGAAGTCGGGAAGTGGAACTTACGAGGAGTTTCTTTTAACTCTTTGGCATATCTTTTAAGGAGATTTACATCATCCTCTTCCAACTGATAAAAACCAAAGGGGACTGGTGCTACAGCAGAGCTTACCAATCTTTCTTCATTATACTTGCTCATGGATCACAAAATAAGTTTCTTTTCTGCAGGAGTAATTATGTTGCCAAACATCTCTTTGTACTTGCTAGCAACATCATCCTGAACTTCTGCGACATAGACAAGATGATTACGTGACACAGTAATCTCAGGATCATCTTTGCTAATCACAGTTGCCCAGGGAGCAAATCCAACACCATTATTGGTAGGAAGAACCACAAGAGCATTTTGAACGGTGATGGTATCATCAGTTTCAGAGACAACCTCTGCTACGATTTCTTCACCAGTTACGACACGAATAAGTTTTACATTCATTTAAAGTTACACTCCACCATGATTTCAGTTAGTGCCGCCAGAAGATTAATTTCTTGATCGGCAACGAAGGCAATTTGATACTGATACTTAGCAATAATAAGCACAGCGGCAGCAATAGAAGGACCTTCCACGGCTGTGTAAAGAGCATCATAAACACGCCGAAGAAGAACACTAGGGTCATTATCGATGTTGTTGACAACCCATTTACGAACTTCAGGGAAGTTCTTTTCCTTAAGGTTCTTAATGAGATCATTTACAGAAACATCCGAGAAGGTAGCAAGAATAGCACTATCAATCTTTCCACTGACAGAATATCGTTGGCACTCGTTGAGCACCCGTCTCCAGTCAGGGAAGTGCTTATTGATCAGTTCGGCAAGAACCTTTTGATCTGCCTCAATACCCTCTTTATCCAGGATGGTTTTGAGTCGTTTGAAGAACTCTGCTGCGATAGAAGGTTTTTGCTTTCCACTGATAGAGAAATCGACCACGGCACATCGAGAGTGTAGTGGTTCGATGATTTTGTTTTTGAAGTTACAGGTAAAGATGAATCGGCAGTTGTTATAAAATGCCTCAATATTTGCCCGTAGGAGGAGCTGTACGTCGTGGGTCGTGTTGTCAGCTTCGTCAATAATGATGACTTTGTGCTGTGCATCAGCAGAAAGAGAGACGGTCGAAGCAAAGTTCTTTGCCTGATTCCGCACCGTGTCAAGAAATCTTCCTTCATCGGAACCGTTAATAATAATATAATCGCATTTTAGTTGCTCACAGATTGCCCTGGCAATCGTGGTCTTACCAATGCCAGGGGGACCTGCCAAGAGCAGATTAGGAATCTCTCCCTTCTCTAGAAACTCTTTGAAAGTTTCCTTGGTTTGCTCTGGCAGAATACATTCATCAATAGTTTTGGGACGATACTTCTCGACCCAAAGAAACTCATTACGAGACATCAATAGTTACTCAAGTGGACGAACAAATTCATTACAAACAATGTCAGTGGCATGTAGTACCATCTTCATATAGTCTACTGCCTTTTGTGGATCGGTATGATCTCCACAGGTAAAAACGTCACAGACTGCCATACCTTTTTCTGGCCAAGTATGGATACTGATATGAGACTCAGCAAGCATTGCCACACAAGTAACACCTTGAGGTTGAAACTTGTGTGAATTGAGAGAAAGTAAAGTTGAGTTGCACTGAATAGATGCATGATAAATTACGTCTCTGACGTAACTTTCATCATCAGTGAGAACAGAACTACAACCCTTAAGGGTAAACAAAATGTGTCTCATATGTGCTTAGCACCACCAATAATTTTACATTTTGGCACCATTGCCTTAAAAAGTTTAAGTGCTTCTACTTGACTGACTGCTTCAATCTCACCGTAGAAATACTTAGTTCCGAATTCAGGCAGAATGTACTTTACTTCCCACTTAGCCATTGTAGGTAGAGTCTGGTTCTAAAGCTATGTAGTAATTCAAGTTAAAAGAACTATTAGTAAACTGTGACAAAAGTTTACTAGAGATAACAACATCGTAAGAACCAGGGACGATTTTGATATTCTCAACCTTGAAGTTAAAAGTGAACTCTTTGTCAGTCTCACCGACAACGATCTCGAACTGATTGGAGTTGTCGTTCTTCTTATCACGAACAACCAGTTTAATCACACCTGCTTCACCAACAGCAGCAAGGTCAGGCAGTTGATAAACTTGTGCTGCTTTCAGCAGTTTGTCCAGTTGAGTGCTCTCCAGTTGGAAGCAAACATCTTGAGACGGCAGGGTGATTGCCTTCTCTGGAGGTGCAACGATCACACTGGGATCGGCAAAGGCAAACTTTGCACGGGACTTACCTTCACGAATGACCAGATAAGAATCATTTTGGAAATCCAGTTCAGGGTTCTGGTGGAGGGAAAGACCATTCAGAAACTGACTGAGATCGTAGATAGCAAAGTCACGATCAAACTCTTCAGGGACTTCTGCTTCTGCCAGGATGTTCTTCATCACCGAGATGGTGCGAAGTTTAGAACCTTCTTTGACCAGGATAGACTGGTTGATAGAAGAGAAGTTCTTGAGCAGGGTCAGGGTCTTATCAGAAAGTTTCATAGGGGGCTTCAATTTCATTGTTTTGACCAGAGAAGTGGTAGAGAAGAATTGCGTAGTGGATAATCTTCATGATATCCATTTTAGCACTTCCTTTCTTATCATAACGAGAGGCATACTTAAGAATATTGCTGCGACAGAATGCCTCAGCATCACCCA